CAGCAAGCATTGAAAGAGCGAATGAAGCCTCAACATTTGTGGTCTTGTAAGCCTCGCCATCGAGAGTCTGATATGTCTCGCGAAGGTTTGTCTTAGTTAGAACTGCTGAAAGTGCTTGAGCCTCGATATCTGTTCCACCTGTGAAAGATAGAGAAATATCGCGACCTGTGATTACTGTGGTTGCCATTATTTATCCTTAGTTTGTTTGTGTGTAGTAGGTAGAAACTCTGATATCTGCCACCAAAACATTGGAAGGGCCGACCTGAGTAACCGTTGGTTTTTCAACCGCTCCGACAATGTACCCTGCTGGGATCACTTTCAGAACACTTATTACGAGCTGCTCGAGATTGTCGAGCGATGCCGGGTTGCTGTTATATGCAACCGCGACTGAGATTACTAAATTGATCTTTGTGCGAATCTGAGCTTTGCCTAAAGTTTCAAGTTCCAAATATGGTGAATCTGGGACTGTCACGACGAAAGGAACCATCGGAGCCTCTGGAACGTAGGCATAAACATTGCCTGCAACACTTGCGAAGGCTGTTGCTAAAGGTTGGCGTACTGTGTCAAGAATTGTTGATGCTGGCATTATTGCACCATTGATTCGGTGTCGATAAACGCTCCGAGAAGTCCTGACACTCGATTAAAGAGGCTGCGGCCTAAACGATAAGGGCTTACGTTTGTAAAGTCGATTCCCTCGATCTGTCCACCTGGAGCGATGCGAGACTGGAATACTTCTACTGAGACTGCTAGGACTGCTGACTCGACTGCGCTATTGCCTACATAAGTAGCTGCGCCAGATAGCGTTGCCAAGCCAGAAGGAATTACCTTGCGCTCTGTAATATCGGCGTTTGTTAGGGCTACTGTGATGAAGCCGTTGAATTCTCTGTAAGAACCATCTAAGAATATGCGTGAATCAGATCGTAGAATAAAAGAATCATAATCAACATTGCTTGATTCTAAAATAGTGAAAGTTCCGTTAAATGGGGAGCCGCATCCTGTTATTACTACGCTCTGACCCTTTGAAAAGTTATTATCGCCAAGAACATAATATGTTGCGACGTTATCTTCTAAAACTACGACATTGATCGGGCTTGAATACTTGACCAGCATAGGCAAAATTACTGACTCCGCTGTGTCGATCACATCTGCTAAATAAGCATCGTTGTAAAGGGCTGTAGAGACACCAAGGATTGACCTTAGTTCTGCTACGGTGACAATTGTTGGCATCTCTACATCCTCTCTATTGAACGACTGGGGGAGCCACCGGGAGCAGCAGCTCCCCCATGATTAGTTAATGAACTATGCAACCATGAATCGGTAAGATCCAGCGCCTAGTTTTGTGGCCACTGCACCGTAACCATAATAGCCAACCTCTACGGAACCTGTTGAAATTAGGTTTGTCTGTAGTGATAGACGTGGTGACTCGTACCATGTGTAAGCATCTGGGTTGATAACGATTGCTGTGTTATCGCCAAGACCTGAACCATCTGTTAATGCACGTGAAACGCGAAGGTTTAGACCTAGAAGGTTTCCACGAACTGCTGTTGCTGTAAGTGTTCCACCTGCGTTTTGTGGGTTGATTGTCTGCTGGAAGATTGGGCGATTTGCAGTATCAACGAGACCCATCAAGTTACCCCATTGCTCTGGAGATACTACGATGTTCTCTGCAAAGCCAAGTGTGCCCTTGTAGATTGAAACTGCTGCATCTGATACAAAATCAGCTACAAGAGCGCCTGTGGTAAACGCTGCGCGGTTTCCGCCGTCTGTTCCGCCATTGATTAATGCAGTTCCGACTGCTGCGTCTGTGGTCTTTGCATAAGCAAATTCCATTTGACGTACAAGTTCAGCAAAGAATGCAGGAGACGACCTGTCGAGGAGCTCCAAACTGAAGGTTTGGCGGCCCATGAACTTTTGGACACTCACTGAAACGAACGCTGCGTTTTGGTCGGTTTCTGATCCGCCGTTGCCTTCAGCTGCGGCTGAAACTGTTGGAGCAACTGTGATCTTTGGGATCTCGAATGTCATACCTGCATCAGGTAGAGCACCGCGAGATACTGAATCAATAAATGGGCGATCTGCGTTTGAGATGCCGTTAATTACTTCGGTTAGTTGGCGTGTTGGTACTAGGCCAGCGTTGTCTGTTGTGTCTGCTGCTGCTGCAACATACATGCGAGATTCTTCTGAGCCTAACTTTGCGCGAACTGAATGCTCGAGATAAGTAGCCTTATCCACGATTGGGTTACGAACAGTTGTTGAAATGTAAGGTGCTGTTGCAGCCTTAACTTCAACCTTTGCAGCCTCTACCGTTTCTGCGGCAGGAGCAACTTCTGGAACGGTAGTGTCTGACACTTGTTCTCCTTCTGTGGTTGATTGTGTTTCTTCCTGAGATGTCTCAGAAACTTCATTTTCTTCGGCCGCTACTTTTTCGACCTCTGCGCCCGGTATTGCGCCGTCTGTAACCAAGCTAACCTCGATCAAGTTAGATGCACTGATAGCCATAACGCCATCTTTGTTATTCCAATCGGCAACATCTACACCAACGCTAAAATCAGAGCGCAATCCAGTTGCCGCTTCTTCAAGTGCGTCATTGCCTGCTGTTGTTTTGGCGATTTTAAATTCTGCTGTAATGCCTTCTGCATCTTGCTCAAATGAAACCATCTTGCCTAATGGGCGAGTTACATCGTGCTGCAAAACTAGTTTAATGTTCTTAGCCATTGTAATCGAATCTTTTTCAAACATTGTGCGGCCTGCTGAGGTGTTGCCTTCAGCGTTCCAGGTAACGATTCGGCCTGCGATGATTCGAGACTCTGCATCTGCTGCTGTAATAGCAACTGGCATAGTTATCTTCATTAGCTTCTCGCCTTATTGTCAATCAGATCTTCTTCTTCTCTAATCTGCTCAACGCTCATCGCGCCAATACGATTTAAGATTTCATAAACTTGAGCGCGTTGTAGTGCATCTGAACGCAAAAACTCATCAAGTGAGAAACGGATCTCACCAGTTGACGGGCAAAAGTCCGGCATTGAAAGGCGCTGCTCGATACTTGCAAGGATCGGTTTCATCGAGAAGTCGATTAGGGAACGTCGTTCCGAAACGCTGTTTGAGTAAGTCATGCTGGTTGTTTCAGCGCTGACGAAATAAGCAGGTAGGTTGCAAGCGCGGGCCAATTCCAGAGCGACATATTGGCGAGCCTCATTTAGCTGCAGTTTGGCTGGATCGATGCCCAACGCTTGCAATTCAACATCCGCATTTAAAAACGCGGTTGATTTAGTAAGGCGAGCGGTTCTCCAAGATTCTAGGAGTTTAGAAATACGTTCTGCTGGCAAATTAGTTCCATTAGATTTTAGAACTTGCAGCGGTACTGGTTCTTTTGCGAAAGTTTCAGCAGCTTGTTCTAGCGCGTGTGCAGCCCGAATTGTGCGGCCTGCGCGATTGAGTAAGCCTTCATCTAATCCATAAAATACGACTAGCGAACCTACGCCATTAGTAGGAACGACTGAACTGTCTACTTGATAGCCTACGATTTCAGTTTGATTGCTGTTTAACTTTACTGTTACGCGATCTGGAGCAACGCGAGTCCAAGCGCGAACGCGACCTGTGTCCCCATATTGTTCTAGTACTTGGCCATAACCAACACCATGGAATAACAGATCTTCTGCAAGCCAGGCATAGATTGCTGAACCTGGAACGCGTGGATCTGGTTGGTTGATAACTCCTGGAGTGGCCATGTGTGAGCCATCGAGTTTTGAGTATTGCTCGAGTGGTAAAGCAGCAAGTGTTGAGCAGATTATATTTCTGGCGCGAGCGATAGTCGGAACGGCCATTGCTTGCTGACGTGATGCTACGGATTGGGTGAATACGAAAGGATTAAAAGAAGCTGTGTTATTGAAAGGTGCAGGAGTAGAAGCGGCATCGACTGTTACTTCGATTGCAGGCTTTGGCGTTGTAAATAAATCCCTGATTCCCATTGGACATATTATACGCTATTGCCTAGACATTACCCTATTTGAATGTCCACTTCAGATTCTCCGCGTGTTGCAAAGTGAGTAACCATTGCCGATGCAACTGCTCCGCAAACTATTCCAGATGCTTTGCGACCCATTACCCATCCGCCATCACCTCGAGTTAATTTAACAGCCGATAGAACCTGCTTAGTTAATTCTTCTTGATCCGCATGAGCTAGTCGCATCGATGAAACGGCTGAAACGAATTCATCGCAAGATTGCTGATATTCCTGGCTGTTGACTTCGTGGATTGGGATTCCCGCTGGAGCCAATCGAGCCGCAACTGCTGAAGCGGTCGATTTGGAATAGGCAACGGCATTGACTGGAAACTTACGAACCCAGTACGCAATATCGTTAGCCATTTCTAAATCATCAAGGTTGACCGGGTTAAACCAAGTGTGAAGCAGGCTAACCATAAATCGATTGCCGTCGATTCTTTGGCCAGCGACAAGCGAAGCGTGTTTTCTGTCTGGGCTTAGATCGATCGCCATCCAAGTATCCTTCTCGACATTGAGTTCAGGCAAATCATCGGCCTTGCACTTCTTCCATTCCGCTTCTGAGATAACTGGGTTAATCATCGAAACAAATTGACACAATATCTCGGTGCGGAAAATATCTTCCCGATCCGAAAGGCTGTCCTTAATGTTATCTTCATGAACCGTATGGCCTAAAGATGGATTGCTCTGATACCAGGCTTCTTTATCGGTTATCTCGGCTCCTGGCTCGGCACTCCATTCGAACCAGCCGATCGAATCATCTGCTCCTTCACTAGCTGCTAAACCGCGCTCCCTGAATTTATGCAGCAGAACCGAATTAGCATGACCAGCATTCGAATAAACATAGGCTTGAGGATTTGAGTTAGACATCTGAGTAAATCGCATCGATGACCAGACATCTTCGGTATCAAACTCTCGAAGTTCATCAATATGGATTACATCTGGAGCAGCAATACCGCGAGCGGCTGAGTTTCCCGCTCTAATTAAATACCGGGCTTTATTCTTAAACCGAATCTCCTGCGATCCCTTGGACTCATACTTCTTAGCAAAGTTATCCATAAGTATCGCTGAGTTATCAATTATCTCGCCGACCTTAAAAAAAATTTCGCTCGATGTTGTTAACTTGTGGGCAGTAGCCAAGTGCATCTTTTCGCCCAGAACATAAATCCCGAATAAAATACGAAGCGCCATGAACGTACTCTTACCCTGTTGACGTGGAAGCATGATTCCTATTAGAGGATGAGCCCACCTGTTATCTGGTTTATATCGAAGGCATTCTCTAGCCAGAAGTTCTTGCCAAGGAAGAAGCGGCATCCCAATATCTATGCAAAACTGGATCATTTCATCGCCTCTGGTAGGCAAATTAAGCGGCTTTGAGCGGATTCTAGGGATCTGAGAGCCTTTTCTCGGTTCTGTCACCCCTACCTCAACCGATTGCAGCCCGATAGAGCCGTTTTCAGCCGTCATGACTGGTTCTCATCCGAACTGAGCCGATATTGGCGGTTTGAGTCGTTTTTGGGGTAAAAAGAAACAG